CATCAATAGCTACATCACCACCAATGTTAACATTCTCAGCGATACCTACACCGCCATCAATAATCACAGCACCTGTAGTTTTAGTGGTACTAGTAGTAGTACTATTGAAGTTGATGTCGCCTGTTACGTCTAATGTACCTGATACAGTTGTGTTACCTGCAAGCGTAGCATCTGCGTCAGAGAAGGTAATAGCTGTAGTAGGTGTAGCACCTGACTTAATTACTGTCTGGCCTGAAGAGTTTGATATACCACCAAACGTAGTGCCATCATCCTTCAGCGTAATGTCACCGCCGTTAGCATCAATAACAATGCTACCTTCTACATCAAGAGTAAGATCGCCAGTAGATACATCAAGCTCATTGTCTGTCAATGTCATGTATCTGTTAGTGCCAGCTTTAACTGCTGTCTCACCTACAAGTGTACCTTGAAAGTAACCATCCTTAAACTTAACACCTGCTGAAACACCAAGGTCTAGCGTGTTAGTTGTCTTAGGATTGACATTAGTTGCTGATACAATGATGTCTTGGCTTGGGCCTACCTTTGTAATAGGTGCACCTTCACCTACTGTACCATCGTGTTTGTGTCCTGATGATGCGTTAAAGGCAGCTTCGACAGCGTTGTACTCTGCATCGAAATCATCTGCATCAATAACGTTACCGTTAGCAATCTTGTTTGCTGTATCCTGTCTTTGATAACCTGCCATATTACTGCCTATCGTTTTGTCTAAATTCTAATAACGCTGTGTCGAGCGTAAAGGTTGGATTTGTTGAACTGTCTTCAATTCGTATTGCTACTGTTTTACCAGAGCCTATAACATTAGAGTCATATACTGTGTCTAATTCACCACCGTATGTAGCATACGTTTTTGTTGCTTCATAGGTGGGGTCTGTTGTATCTACTTGTGTAGGGTCTGTGGGGTCTTGTGGGCCGAAGTGAGCGTTAGATGCACCAAACTCAAATACTGTATTACCTGTACTAGTAATGTTAAATGTAGCGGGTTGTACTTTCTTTGTGTTAGTAGCTGATGCGAAGTCATACTTTAGGTTAACATCTAAGTTCATGCTGCCTGTAGGCTCAGCATACAAAGTCATCTTATAGAATGTCTTACGTACCTGTGGATCAGAGATAGGCATAAAAGGTGATTCGTAGATAGCTTCAATAATATCTAAATCAAATGTATTACCTGTATTTAAGATGTAGATGTAGCCATCCTCATTAGCAAAAGCCACAGTCTCTTGATCATTAGCATATCTACTGTCAGCTACATATGCCTTGATACCTTTAGTTGTAGCCCACGATAAACCTGAAGCACCTTGAGAGATAAACTTTGTAGCAAGCAAACCTTTAGCTGTGTCACTACGCTCAGATGAAACGTAAGCAAAGATACGATACTGGGCTTTTTCTCTCAGGATTACAGAAGAAAAGATTGACGCAGTGTTAAGAAAGTCTACAGCATCCTTTTGTATTTTATCTGATGCAACATCTAGAGCAAAGTCACCAATACGATCAGTAGCACTTAGTAGGCGTAGACCATCAGGTGCTAAGTAGATGATGTCACCACCGACTTCCTGAATTGTATCGCCATTAATACAACCAATACGATCTGTAATAGGTGACATCTGGAAGTCAGCAGAGGTACTACCAGTTAAACGTTTAATACTGTTCGTAGTAAATACAATAAGTTGATCACGGAAGACTGCTAATCCTGTGACATCACTACCTACGTTAATACTACCTGCGCCGTTAGCAACATCGAAGTCATCTACTGTAAAAGGTGCCGTAAAGAATATGTTATTGCCTTTACTGTAGAACGCTGTGTTCTTAAATATAGCTACATGTTCTGCGCCACTTACATCTGCGCTATCTGTAGCGTCTAATAAGTCAATAACATTACCCGAAGTGTTATATATTACAGGGAAGTTAGTACCGTCTACAAAAACTACTTTATCATCACCGTCTAAATTAAACTCTACATGTCGTACTTTACCGCCGTTAGTACCAACGGTATTGCCCATGCTAATCCAGTTAGTTCCTGTACCGTAGTAGTATTCTGTTTCATTACTAGCATTCTTACGTGCTACAATAATACGTCCTGAAGAGATAACTTTAAGAGCTAGTATAGGCCCACTACCTGTAACCTCAGTATCACTAAACTTTTCGTAGCCTTTGATCTTAGAGTAGCCACCTTCTTTGTTAGGTTCAAAGTTCTGTAGAATAGTAGCAGAACCCACAGCATTAGTACCGTGCTGCAAGGGTGATAAATTAGAGATCAAACCACCTCTAAACTCAATAGGAAAGGTAGACCATTGTGTAGCCATTAGAAGTAAACTCTTGTATCACCTAAATAGTCGGTACGGTTAATATGGATACTGCGTAGGTACTTAATACCTTGCTCAAACTTATTTAAAGCTAATTGTGCCGCTTGCATATCGCCACGGAATTGATAAACATAATACATAGCGCCATCAACAATAACATACTTATATTGCTCAGGCAGGTTAGGTACATCTGTAGCATTCTCTAAGTCGAAACCTACATTGTAATACTCATACACAATCTCATAGGCTGCATCTGGGCTAGGGTATAACATAAATTCACGGCTAGGTGCGCGTGCTACATGAGTAGGTGTGCTTCTGTTACTGGTATTCGTGTCATACTCTAGATCAGCGTACTTAGTAAGATACTCTTCATAAGATATTACTTTTAGCTTACGTGTAGATACGTTAAGAGAGTTATCACGCTTAATTCTAAACGTGTTCATATTAACTGTCTTAGCGTCATAAGGAAAGCCGTATCTTACTACGCCAGGTACAAGGGCTTCAATCTCTTCTACGTGATTCCAAGGCCACTCATACTCTTCTTGCTGGATGTGACGTAGAGAAGCATTTACTGCATCCTTAGCAAAGCTGTAGTAGCCTGTAGTAGAAGCGAAGTTTGCTGTAGTTAATTCTACTTCGTTTAGTCTACGGTTAACATCATTAACTAAACCTAAATAATCATACGCCATCTTTTACTTTTCCTTAACACGCAAATAAATAGAACGCTCAAAGTATCCATTATCTGATGTATTTATTCTGCATACGATTCTGTAGCGTACATTATTTGTACCTAATGATAGTCTAATAGTAGCAACAGTGTTTGCTGTGTTAGTAGAGCTAGTAACATATTGCAACCCATTGACTACATCAGAGTCAGACAATGCACTACCTTTGTTTCCATCTGCATCATAGATATACCAGTCAACAGAAGATATAGTGTCATCGCCTAGAAAGCGTGACCAATCAACGTTGTAGTCTACATTCTGTTCATCTGGATCTTTGTTGGGCCACTTATAAGACATGTCTAGTCCTTATGCTGCAATATACACAGTTCTGTTTTGTGTATCTTTTTCTATATAAACTGTTCTGTTTTCTTCTTTAATGTGTGCTGTATCGCTGCCACCATACGATACTACATAAATAATTCTGTTTCTATCATAGACATCTCTAAATGGAGTAAAGTCAAATCTTACAGCAATAGGGTCATCTAGGTTAACAGCTTGTGTTAGAAGTGCTGATGGTGGTACTACTGTTGCCTGTGCGTCCACATCGTCAAACGCTGCGTTAGCTATTGTAGCTGTTACTGCGCTGGGTGTTGTGTTAGCTTTAGCATCTACATCATCGAATGCTGATACTGCTAGTGCTGCTGTTACAGAGCCACCAATGTCTGTATTAGCTTTAGCGTCTACTTCACCGAAGTCACTTGCTGTAATGCTAGAAGCTGCCACTGGCATGAATGCTCTAGCTTGTGCATCCTCATCTGCAAAGTCTGTGATGTAGATAGAGAGGAACGCTGCAGTAGTACTTAAGAACCCGCTTGCTTGACCGTCACCCTCTACATCTGCTGCAGTTAGTGTAGCTGTAACAGAGCCACCTATGCTTGTGTTTGCTTTAGCGTCAAAGTCTATGTCTAATGCAAAGGTAGCTGTAGCACCACTTGGTGTAATATTAGCTTTACCTGTTACAGAAGTAAAGTCACTAATGCTAGAAGAAGCAACTACATTAGAAGTAGTTATACTTGCTTGTGCATCAAAGTCAAGTGCTGAAGCAGTAAAAGTAGATGTTGCACCTGATAAAGTTGTACTAGCCTGTGCATCTACATCATCAAATGCTGCTGCAGTAAAGCTAGCTGTGGCTGCTGGTATAGTTGTACTAGCTTGAGCATCTATATCAGCTAGGGTAGCTATGTTAAACGAAGCTAGGGCGTTTAATAGTTCTGTTGTAGCTTGTGCATCTACATCACCAAAAGCATTAGCTGTAAAGGTAGCAGTAGCAGCAGGTAATATTGGTCCAGCTTGACCGTTAGATATTACAGTACCTGCTGCAAGTTGCGCTGATGTCGTAGCTAAATAGCCAAGAGCAGCAAGAGCACCTGCAGATGAAAAAGCACTTTGTGAGAAACTAGTAAGACCTAGCATTTTATTAAACCTTAATATTTAAACCTTCTATGTTTTGCGCAAAAGAACCTTCCCACCAAGCAGAATATAAAGCAGCTAGGTTTACGCTTGGAATATTAGGTAATCTGAAAACACTACCATACGAACCTAGTTTGTCTGGTGTCTTTGAATTTTTCATCATATACAGAAGACTCTCGTCCGCACCCTCCATAAATAGTCTTCCTTTTTCTTTAGCGTACTCCCAAAAATGCGTATTGAAAGAAGAGCCTGAATAGTAATGCAACATAATTATAGACTCACAAGCTGTAAGATGAGCTTTGTATCTTTCTTCTGACTCCTCTTTAGAATATGGACCTATCCAGTGTTCTAAAATATCTTGATTTATATTTGCAACACATCCAAAAGTTGTGGCTTCAAGAGGTTCTAAAAAGAAAGATGCATTACCGTTGTAAGCAATATTACCGTTAAAGTTTTCTTTTCTTTTGTAGTTGTTAAAAGAAAAAGAGTTCGTGTCTTCACTAGGCGTTAAGTTAAATCTATCAAAAATATATAAAACATCTTCTTTTATTTCTTCAAGAGTATTTATATCTTTATTATAAAGATAGCCAACAGAGCACCTATTCTGTAGGGGTATACCAAACACCCATCCATAAGGACGCGCTATTGCTAGTGTATAATTAAAACGAGGGTATTCCCAATAGCACTGTGTAACATGTACAGCATTTACTGGTATACTCTCAACTCTATCGAAAGCTTCATATGAATCAGGTCTACCTGAACAATCTAAAACAAAATCAGCATCTACATTATCAGATTTTACATTCTTAGGAATTACATTAATATGGTTTTTTAATTTGCTGTGTACATAATCCTGAAGCTTATTTGCATTAAAATGTATAGCTGTGTGAGGAGAAGGAAAATCATGTAAAAACGGTTTTCTTTTACTACCCCAGTCTTCTTTATATATACCTGTTTTTATAGTTGCATCTACCTCATGAAAATCTTTGGCTGAAAAGTTTAAGGTTTCATGAAGTACACTAGGTAGTTTTAGTGTAGATCCCTCGCCTACCGCTTGTGGTTTTATAGATGGATCAAAGTACCATTCTATTTCAGCGTCTATTTTATGGTTTAGCATTAAGGCTGACATACAGCCTGCTGTGCCTCTGCCTATAACAGCGATCTTCATACGATAATGTCCAAGCTTTGTATTAAATTAGTGCCGTATTCTAGAACCTCTGCTTCGCGGTCTGTCTGAGGTTCTAGCCTATAAGCAAAATCAGTTCTTGTCTGAGGAACATCACGTAAAAATTGTCTGAACTCTAGTAGAAGTGTTGTATCACCAGGATAGTCAGGTAGGACCATATGATCTGTAGCCCTTAATATACGCGCGCGCAAATCTCTGAAGTCTTTTTCTAACTCTTCTTGTGTCTTGTCGTCTGTCACTTTTCTACACCTTAAATATTAATCACTTACGCCACTGTATCGGAACAATACCAAATCCTAATAGACCCATAACCACCTATATTTTGGTACGACTGAGCATTCTGACCACCGCCACCGCCTCCAGGTACAAACCCTCCCTGAGACAGCGCCCCGCCATCTCCTGAAAGGTTAGAAATCTGCCTACTACCACTCTGCTCGTAGTTACTTTCTCCGTGGCCTCCAGCCCAATCTACGGCGGCTGTTGTGATGCCTTGTGATGTAGTGCTATGATGTGTTCTAGCCATACTGTTTACAGTAGTGACGGTTCCAGCACTATTACTCATATAACTGTTAGAGTTAGATGAGGTGGCTTCAATGCTATTGGTGTTTGTCCATACAAGATTGGTACTTTGTGTTGAAGTGCTGTATTCGGTTCCGTTAATGGTAAAGGTAACAGGTACTGTGCTAACCTGACCCTGCCAATTAGCATGCGTTGCGTTGGGAGGTATAGAATATGAGGAGCCATCTAAGTCTCCTGCACTTGTAAATATTAGAGTGGTTCTGCCTCCACCACCAGCAAAGCCCCAGTTCGTTTGATAAGGATAGTAGTTACCAGCACCACCTTGCTCTGTCATCAATACTAGAAGAGACTCAGAGTCAGCCATATCAGTAGGCTTACTCCAAGTACCAGATACCGTAGTAGAGCCGCCTGATATGGTTTCGCTAGGATTGCTTTCCAAGTCGGTGGCGCTAGGAGCAAAAGCGAGATTGTGGGTTGGCTCAGGTTCTGGCGGGTTGAGCTGAGTGTCTATGGCTGTGCCTGTGGTTGCGTCTATCTCTACAATATTATTTAAATGTCTAGCATCTGTAATAACTGTTGTGCCGTTTATCTTAAATGCCATTATTACTCTCCTAGCTTACGCTTTAATTCGTCTATTTGCTCTTGCTGTTCTTTGATTGCTTCGATCAACAAGCCAACCATGTTGCCATACGTTACGTTCTTGAAGCCATCTTCGTTTTCACGCACGGCTTCTGGCAATACCTTTTCAACGTCTTGCGCAATAACACCAGTTGCACGTTTTGTGGTATCAAAATCTTCGTGATCCCAGTCAAAGGTAACACCACGCAATAACTGCACCTTCTCAAGTGCATTGTCGATTGTTTCGATGTTCTTCTTGTATCGGATGTCTGATGTGCTGTTTACGTCACCGTTTACTGTGATACCTGAACTTGTTGTCTCAAGTTTGTTATAGACGTTATTATAGCCTAAATAACTTGCGCCACCAAAAATAGCATAAAACTTCCAGTGATTGTTTACATCATCATACAAGCCCATTTCTGTGGAGTTGTTATGCATAAACACAACACGACCACCAATGCTATAACCTTCCCAGCTATTAGTACCACCGTCAATCTGGACAGAGCCGTAGTTGCCAGTGACAGGTGTGAAGTAGCCGTTGTTTACACTGCCCAGACGTACACCCGTGGTGTCAATTGAGACTTCAGCGGAACCACCTGTGCCTAGCGTGATAGTGTTTGTGCCAAAGGACAGATAGGTGTCATTGTCGCCTTGATGTCTAACCCCTGAGCCAGCGTCAACCCAACCATCTGCTCTAAAGTTGCCCGGCGTAAAAATGCCATTACTAAACTCAGACATATTATTTAAACGCAGCCAACCGTCATTGTAATTAGCAGACAAAGCTATTCTGCCATTGAACGCAATGCCACGGTTAGTCTCTGCGGTTGAGGTTGAAGAGAAATTAAGGGTATCTCTGGCAGAACTAGATAAAGTTATTATTCCACTTGCTGTATCGTTGGCATCACTGCGCAAGAAGCTACCTGCGTTTATACCATCAACAGTGTCAGCGTCTAAACCACTACCAGAACCATCATTGCCAGCATGCCATACACGGTAGTAGTTATTACCCATAGACCAGCCGCCAACAGCAAAGTCATTGATGTCGCCCTTTAAGCCAAAATATGCAGCATAATCACCACCAACGTGGAATGTCATAAAGGCATCAGCACCCGCTGTGTCTTGGTATACTTCCAAGTTTGCTAGATATCCTGTAGATGACTCTAATACATCGTTAGAAGGGAAAACAATTCTTCCCCCTGCAGTATCTGAAGTATCACTGCGCAAAAAGCTACCACTATCAATACCATCTAGTAAGTTACTGTCAGCCGCTTTTGATGAGGCACCTAGATAGTAACCGTCAGTGACTTGGCTTCTAAATGTAGCTGGGGTGACGTAACGAATGTAATTATCACCAGAAGCGTAAATCTTATCAATACTGGTTGTTGCACCTGACGTTGTGTTGATCCAGCCAAGCTGCAAATAGCCATTACCATCACGCACAGGCACAGTATTAGCTGCGTTACGTGTTGTGCTTAAGTGGTAGCCATCCAGCAAATCAGCATCTAGGCCAGAACCAGAGCCATCATTGCCAGCATGCCATATTTTATTTGAGTTTATGTTTCCTGCATAAAGATTGCCAGAACCGTCTATACTGAACCTTGTAGTACCCCAACTAGTGTTATGGTATCCGTGATTAGTGTTTATCCTAAAGTTATCATCACTAGAGCCGTATCCAACAGACCATGTTGTTGTGTTATATCCTGAAGAAAACAATATGGAAGGACGGTCTGCACCTGAAGTTCCGTCAACTCTAAACTCTCCAACGATACCCCAAGAATGATCGCCTTCATCATTTATGACCTTTAAGGTTGATCCATTGGTTGGGGTTCCTGTTTTTTCTATTGTAAGAAGGTGTTGACTTGATGCTGTTAGACTATCTGCAGCATTACTTGTTAGATAGTTACTATGGCTATGACTATCATTAGCCACCGTCACACTCAGTGTAGCATTAGCAGAACCATCCCAAGAGACAGAACCAGATGCATCACCTGAGAGTGATAAGGTACGTGCTGTAGTCCATGCATCTGCCTCTGGGTGATAATTAGTGTGGTAGACACGTGCTCCAATAACGTACAAATCTTTGTTAAAGTAAAAGTTAGGTCTGTCTGTATAGATATGCGCCCAAGATGTGTTAGCAGGACCAAACTCAATATAGCCACTTGTAGTACTCAGCCGCATCCCAGTCAAACTACCTACAGAAAGGTTATCAATGTTGCTGATTGTGTGATTGTGGCTGTCATCGGCTACAGTCACACTCAGTGTAGCATTACCTGAACCGTCCCAGCTTACACTGCCTGATGCGTCACCAGAGAGTGACAACGTTCTAGCTGTAGTCCACTTATCTGCGTTAGGGTGGTAGTTGTCAGCAAAGATACGTTGACCTGTACCCCATGTTGTACCACCCCAAGCACCTTTCCATAGATAAGCCTCTGGGTTTCCTACACCATTTCCTTTGTCAAAACTGATAGCGTTAGGGCCACCGCCACTACTATCGCTGTAGGTATCTAAAACAAGAACATCGTGATAGTCTGTATTAGCAGTCCCTGTCATACCAGCTTTAGATGAGAAGAACGCACGAATAGCTTTGTTACTAGAGCCAATACCAGAAGTGTTTGGCTTCATGTCACGATCATCAACAGCAATCACTTTGTTATGCGTATGGCTATCGTCTGCTACAGTAACACTCAAAGTAGCATTAGCACTACCGTCCCAGCTTACACTACCAGAGGCATCACCTGAGAGGGACAACGTTCTAGCGGTAGTCCATTTGTCTGCGTTGGGGTGGTAACCATCGTGGAATACTTTGTAAGAAGTACCTGCTCTATATCTATAGTTAAGACCTGTGCCTCCATCCCAAAGCCTGTGTTTCTCTCCGCTAGAGTCAATCCAAACAATATCACCAATATCTGTAGCAGAGGTATGTAACTCAATGTCAGCGCCACTAGATACTCTTAAAGTTCCCGTCATAGTATCACCAGTGACATTCACAAACCTACTATCTGCTTCTGTCTCTGTATAGTAACGACCATCGTGAGTGTGGCTATCGTTTGCTACGACTATGTTGTTGTAAGTGCCACTTACGTCACCGCTGAATGTAGTGCTTGTATTAAGGTAGTAGCTACCCTGTTGTCCATCTAGTAAGTCTGCGTCAAGACCAGATGCAGCACCGTCTACTGTTTTAATAGCTGTAAGTATCTCTGATGCAGTCTGATCACCTGTAGCACCTGTCTCTATGCCAGATAGTTTACTCTGTTCAGCATCAGTAAATGCGTTAGTGTCAGAGTTACTTTCATAAGCTGTCTTGATCTCAGCAGCAGTCTGATCAGCAGTAGCACCTGCTTCAATACCATCTAGCTTACTACCGTCTGTAGCTACATCACGTCCATCTACTGTACCTGTAACTGTGATGTTATTAAATGTAGGGCTTGCTGATGTGCTAATGTCTTGGTTAGTAGAAAATGTAGTACCAGTTAGAGTAAGACCTGTGCCAGCACTATATACGGCTGTCTCAGCAATAACTGTAAATGTAATGTT